CCCGATTGTAAACGATGCATCTGACAATACCAATGTATTGGCTGGTCAAGTGCTATTAAGCCAAAAACAAATTGGTGGCTTACCTGCAGCACGTGTACCACATTTCCCTGACAATGCGCTTTTAATTACGTCTTTTGACAACCTGTCAATCTACTATCAAAAAGATGCAAAACGTCGTTACATCCAAGAAAAACCAAGCAAAAACCGCATTGAAGATTATCAATCTTCAAATGAAGCGTATGTGATTGAAGCATACGAAAAAGTGGCATTGGTTGAAGGCATCACAATCGAATAATAGGTGATTTATGTTGAGTCCAGCTCGACGACATCGCCTTCAGGCTTTGGCAGCGAAAGAAGCTGCCAAGGCTGATGAATTTGGTGGTGTACGTCCAGACGCAAGCGTCTACCAATTACAACTGACCGAACTGAAAAATGACATCCATGTTTTACGTTCAATTCAGTCACAAGAAAAACGTGCTGAAGCGAAAAAAGAACTGATTCCAAAACACATGCCTTATGTGTTGGGTATTGTTCAGTCAGGCGCAAAAGTTGAACAGGATGAAGTTATTACTACCATCATGCTGTGGTGCTTTGACTGTGGTCTATTCAATCAAGGTCTAAGCCTTGCTGAATATGCTTTAGAACAAAACTTAAAAATGCCTGATTCATTTAGTCGCAGTACTGCAAGTATTGTTGCTGAAGAAATTGGTAATGCTGCACACAAAGCTTATCAAGACGGTCAAATATTCAAATTCGATGTGCTTTATAAGGCAGATCAATTGACTGCCAACCATGATATGCACGATCAGATTCGCGCCAAATTATATCTGGGACTTGGTCGTACTTTATTGCAATTAGAACATGGAGCCGAAGCAGTAGAGTTCATTAAAAAAGCGATTGCAAAAAATGAAAACTGTGGTGGTAAAACTGATCTGAAAAAGGCTGAAAAGCTTTACAAAGAACAATTAAAAAATTCACCTGAACCTATGCTGAATGCTGATGGTTCGCAGGTCGTCGATGATCAAGGCAACTTGATGTTTCATCCGACGTAACGAGTGCCCCGCGCCAACCGAGGGGCAGAATTGACGCTGTAATGACATTTCTATGCGTAATTACAAACTCAATTCTCCACCCCTCAACTATTTGAGAATGACAATGACCGGACTAATTGCAAACGGCAACCGCAACAATGAAGAAGTTGTCATCACCAGTGATTCATTTTTCCCTGGCATATCGAGCAAAGCCATTCGTGAATCATTGCGCTTTGATGGAAGTGTCACTGATCAGCGTTTAATTCCTGCAATTGAATCAGCCATCATTGAAGTCAATGATCAGCTCGAATCTCTGACATCAAAAGCAGCATCACTTGCTGAAATCAGTTCAAAAACCATCACCACTAAAGGTGTGGAAAAGCCCATCACTGAAGTTCTGTATTTCCGTGCCGTTGCAGCTGCTGTCGGTGCTGAATTGACTGAAAAGTATCGTGCTTATGACACCAACAACAATGGTGGCCAAAAAGCAGATGATCTGACACCAACGATTGATGATTACCGTCGAGATCTGCGCTTCGCTATTCGTGATTTAAAAAAAATTCGTCGTTTGAATGTGGAGCTGGTTTAAATGAAAACTGTTTATGCCCTTCAGAATGACACGGTTGACGCAATTTGTTGGCGCAACTATGGACGTTCATCTGGTGTGGTCGAAGCAGTACTTGAAGCCAATCCACAATTGTCTGAATTTGGTCCATTTCTCCCGATGGGGACAAAGGTTCAGTTACCAGAACTTCAAACACAACAAAATAAAACGCAAAGCATTCAGCTTTGGGACTGAGAACAAAAATATGGCTGAACCAACCACATCAACGACTGTCGCAATTACCGCTTCTGCCGGCTTGGTATCACTCCTTCCATTCGTGAATGGTGATGCACTGTTTGGTGCAGTAATTGGTGCAGCATTTTTGGCATATACCCAAGTGTCACTGAGCTATGGAAAACGTATTTTTTCGCTCATGTTGTCCGTTGCTTTGGGCTATGCCTTAGCCCCTGAAATTTCAAACCGAACTGGTGTGAACAGTCACACGGTCATTGCTTGCTTTACCAGCATGTTTGCTTTGCCTGTCTTGGTGAAGGTCATGAAATGGGTGAATAAGTCGACATTGACTGAAATATTCAATACCACTTCAAAATTCTTTTCTGCCCTGTCCAACACTTTTGGAAAGGAGAATAAAAAATGATGCAACTCATGTTGTCGCCATTGGCACAAACTATTTTTTCCATTATTGCCGTGCTGTGCTATGTGGCATGTGCATTCCGTCTTTTATGTTTTGATCGTTTGCATCTGCAAAAATGTTCGTTTCGACTATTTGCAGTTGTTCTGATCGGTGCATTCCTGGCACAAAGTATTCATATCATTTTCATTAAAGATCCAGTCACGATTTGGGATGCCATTTTCGCGGTGTTTTTGGTGGTCTTTATTTTTCGAAATAAAGGCAATGTCGTTTCGATGTTAAGGAGCACACCATGAGAATTTTAAAATTAGGTTCAAAAGGTTCAGCCGTCACTGAATTGCAAAAACTGCTGATTAAAAATGGCATAACCGGTAAAAATAAGAAGCCACTCATTGCTGATGGTGACTTTGGTGAAAATACTGAATATGGCGTGATTCAATTTCAGAAATTGAAAAATCTGAAAGTCGATGGAATGGTCGGTGACTACACATTAAAAGCCCTACGTGGTGAAGACACCAGTAAACTTTTAAAAGAAAGTGATTTAGTTGAAGGTGCCAAACGTTTGGGTGTGCCTGTCATCGTAATCAAAGCCATTGCTGAAGTTGAAACGCTGGGTGAAGGTTATTTGCCAAATGGTAAGCCTAAAATTCTGTTTGAACGTCATCGCATGTATTTCTATTTGAATCAGAAATTCGGCAAAACCAAAGCCAATGCACTCATGGCCAAACATCCCAATATCGTGAATACCAAAATAGGTGGTTATCACGGTGGATCTGCTGAGTACACACGTTTAAGTCAAGCCAAGCAGCTTGATGAATCATGTGCATTACAGTCGGCATCGTGGGGACGTTTCCAGCTCATGGGTGAAAATTGGAAAGCCTTAGGTTATGCATCTGTTCAGGAATTTGTAGCACAGCATGAAAAAAGTGAAAGCCTTCAGTTTGAAGCATTCCTTCGCTACTGTGAAACCAAGTCTGGTGAAGTCGATGACAAAAAATGGATGCTCATCGATGCCTTACGTCAAGAAAATTGGCATGTCGTTTTTTCACTTTATAACGGCAAAAACTATAAAAAACTGGGCTATGACACCAAGTTTTTACGTGTGATGAACCGCCTCGATCCAAACTATAAGAGTGCAAAAGCTGCATGAAAAAGCCAAATCAATTAAGAGAATATTTGCTCAACGCGATTCCTGATCTCAGCCCTGATCAGGATCGCTTATTGATCTTCACCAACAATGGTTCCCTTCGCAGCACCATGGTCAGTGGTTTTAGTTTTGAAATGTCATACACATTGGACCTGGTCATTACTGACTATGCCGGTGATGTTGATGTCATTGGAGTCGTGCTGTTCACGTGGATTGCAGAAAATCAGCCTGAATTGATGGCCAACCATGAGAAAGGCAAACAAGCCATTAGTTTTGAAGCTGAACTGATTGATAACAGCAAATACGACATTAACTTCCAAATTCCACTGACTGAACGTGTCGTTGTGAAAAAGCTGCAAGATGGCAAATTAGAACTCAGTCATCCTGAAGAACCGAAGTACACAGAATTTGAACCTGCCACTGATTTTGAAGTCATCGATCCATCGGGTGAAGTCATTGCTTCATGGACCACTGCTGAAAAACAAGGTTGGTCATTAGATATGCCACCGACAGGTCGAAATCCATGACGAACAATGTTGAAGAACTTGCTACCTACTTACAGCCGTATTTAGAACGGTTGTCAGTGGGTGAACGTGCCAAGCTTTCAAAACAGATCGGTCGTGATTTAAGAAAAAATCAGAGCAAACGTATTTCTGCACAACAAAACCCTGATGGTTCAACATACACCCCAAGGCGCAAACGCCTACGTGAACAAAAAGGCAAAATCAAACGCAAAATGTTCACCAAATTAAAAAACACTGCTCATTTAAAACTGCTCAGCAATGCTGATGCCATTGCGATTGGCTTTGTGGGTCGTATTGGACGTATTGCACAAGTACATCAGGAAGGGTTAAAAGATCGTGCTGAACGTGGCGCACCGAGTGTGGTCTATCCAAAACGTGAACTTTTAGGCTTCACAGATCAGGATCTAAAACTGATTGAAGACTCATTCTTAAAACATATCAATCTTTAAGTTTTAAACATTGTAAAACTCACTTAATACAAGCCCCATCAGCTGAAATGGCTTAGTCCTTGACGCAAAGTGTTTGCATGAATGCAGATGCTAACCGTCGTCTTGAAAATATTGTTCGATTTGGAACCGTCAAGACCATCAATCCGTCTAAACCTATTCCACGTGTCATCGTCAATTTAGGCGATATCGAGACACCGGAAATCCGTTGCCTAAATATTCGTTCCGGTGACGATGCAACTTGGGATATGCCATCGATCAATGAAGAATGTGTGGTCATTTCACCATGTGGTGATATCGGTCCAACAAGTTTTGTCTTGTACGGCTTTTATAACGATGACCACCCTGCACCCTCTGATGATCTCAACAAAAAAATTCGTATGTTTGCCGATGGCTGTGTCATTGCCTATGACGTTTCAGCCCACCATTTATCTGCTGTTTTACCTTCAGGTGGCACAGCTGTTTTGACTGCTGATGGTGGTGTCACTGTAAACGGTGATACGACCATCAATGGGAATTTACAAGTGAATGGCAGTACTGCCATGACAGGAAACAACACCGTTGGTGGCAGTCAGTTGGTTCAAGGCAGCAGTCATTCTTCAGGAACATTCAGTTCAGACGGTGATGTCACTGCAAGTGGTATCAGTCTCACTGGCCATACTCACCCGGGTGACAGCGGTGGAACCACTGGAGGACCACAGTAATGATGTCACGTGAAAGCGGTCGTGAACTCGAGACTGAAATTGATCAAATCCGTCAATCCATTCAGGACATTTTGACCACGCCAATTGGTACCCGAATCATGCGTCGTGAATATGGTTCATTGCTGCCACAGCTCATTGACTCCCCTTTCAATGAAATCACTTTGCTTCAGCTTTATGCAGCCACCGCAACTGCGTTACTGCAATGGGAAGATCGAATCACCTTGAATTCAGTATCGATCAATCAGGTTGGTCGTGGCTCATTTGAATTGGAAATTGACTGCAATGTGGTCGACAACAATCAGCAACAGTCTTTAAGCATTCCACTTAACTTTGGATCTACGTTATGAGTGTCGATTTTAACCAGCTCACACCACCCAAAGCGGTGGAAGAACTCGATTTTGAAACTATTTTTAATGAGCGCAAGGAAGCCCTGATTGCGCTGTGGCCAAGCAACAAACAAAACCAAATCCGTAAAACCTTGGAACGTGAAAGCGAACCACTCACCAAGCTGTTACAAGAAAACGTTTATCGTGAAGTTTTGCTTCGCTCAAAGCTCAATGCCCAATATCGAGCAGTCCTTTTGGCTTATGCCACTGGTACAGATCTGGATGCCAAAGTCGCAGATTATGGCATTCAGCGTCTTATTATTTCGCCGGAAGATTTAACCACGACACCACCGACACCAGCAGTGTATGAAAGTGATGAAGATCTACGCTACCGAGCGAGCAAAGCATTTGATGCTTTATCCGTTGCAGGTCCAACATCAGCGTATGAATTCCATTCACTCAGTGCTGATGGTCGTGTGGCCGATGCTTATGCGTCATCCCCTGCACCTTCCCAGGCACTGATTACTATTTTGCAACGTGATTCTGGAAATGGTGCTGCTTCACCAGAACTATGTCAGAAAGTTTACGACTATGTTTCAGGTGAGAAACTTCGACCTACAGCTGACCGTGTGACAGTTCAACCTGCTGGCATTATTGAATATCAAATTCA